TATTCGGCTTTGCAAACGGAGGTATTGTAAAAGGCGGCTTCCGTAAGTATGCAAATGGAGGAATCGCAAAAAGCCCCCATATTGGAGTAATGGGAGAAGGCAAGTATAATGAAGCCATAGTTCCATTACCAGATGGACGATCAATCCCTGTACAAGGAACAGGTATGGGTGCCACTAATAATACTACTGTAAATGTTACTGTAGATAGTAAAGGAGGCGCCGAAACAAGTACTGAGTCAGACTCCCAAATGGGAGATGAGTTAGGAAAATTAATTGCTAAAGCGGTTCAGGAAGAATTACATTATCAACAAAGATCAGGCGGTATTCTTAATCCGTATGGAGCAGCATAATGGCTATTGGATTTCAAATTTCCGGTACTGGAATCACAACAGAAACTATAGTTCCTGATAAAACCTTAGCAAGAAAATCTAAGCCGAAGATATTGAGTGCAAAATTTGGAGATGGTTATGAACAACGTGCAAAAGCCGGTTTAAACTCTATTGAAGAAGACTATGATTTAAATTTTACTAATAGGCCGAAAGCTAGTGCTGATGACCTTGTTAAGTTTTTTGATGGTAAAGCTGGGGTTACAAGTTTCGACTTTACACTTCCAGATACAAATAATACTACGGCCACAGGGGAGAAAACAATAAAAGTAGTTTGTTCAGAGTGGAATACAACTTATGCAAACGGTGATCACTATAATATAACTGCAAAATTTAAGAGAGTATATGCTCCATGACAGAAACAAACTTAATCACAAAAGATGTACAAAGCTTAGAAGTACCAGAGTCAATAGTATATTTATTTGAGTTAGAATATACTTCTTCTACTACGCTTTATTTCCATCCAGGTGTTAGTCCCGACGTACAAGTAACCAGTGTTAGTGGCAGTACTATTAAACTAAATAGAGCTCAAACATTTACTGATAATGCACAACTAACTTTTACTGGTATAAATAATAATACTGGAGCAGAATATACAATAACTGCTGATGTTAATGGTGCTGTAAACTCTGCCAGCCATTCAGTAGCAATAGATAATGCTAGTACTCCAAGCGGTGATGGCGTTACAGGAACTATAATTCCGGGTATGAAAGTTACAGGTAGTGACATATCTTCGGATGGGTATGGCCCAATAGTTTTTGATGGTAATACTTACTATGGATTTCCTATACATGTTACAGGAATTGATATGGCTAATGATGGTGCGATGAATCGTCCCACCCTTACCATGGCAAATGTAGAATCTGTACTATTAACTGATTCTACCTTTCAAAATGCTTTTGATTCCGAGGCCGCAGAAGGAGGTAGTAAATCCGGAATTAGTGGGTTCACATTAGATAGTTTAATAGGAAAACGAGTAGTTAGGAGATCAACACTAGATAAGTATCTTACTATTGATACAGCAACTACAGGGGTTAAATCAGTAATAGAATTCCCCCGATCCACATATGTTATAGATAGAATTGCTAGTAAAGATTCAATCATGGTCGCATTTGAATTAGCCGCACCTTATGATTTAGCAGGTATACGAGTTCCTAAACGAGAAGTTATAGGCAAATACTGTAGCTGGATGTATCAAGGACTAAAAGACTTTACTACTGGATCTAACCTTACGGGAACGGTTTATACAACTTCTGGTAGTCTTTCTACTTTAAGAAGTAATTCTCTACCAACGTCAGGTTTCTTTGGAATAGTAGCAACGGATGATGAAATAATTATAGATGGCATGTATATTAGAAGGGTATCCGGCACTGTAAGTAATGGAGATACTACTCTAACACTTAGTAAAGACTTACCTGTAATTTCAAACGGAAATAACCCTGGAGGCAATTATCATGCCGGCCCTGTAACTTATGCAAAAATTACACGTGCCAATAAAGGGGCTTGCGCATGGAGAATAAATAGTGTACAAAATATAGCTAATAATAATAGTAATTTAGATCATGCTTTCTTTGTTAATATTAATGATGAGCCTGTTATTTTTAAAGGATTAACACACACTTTAAGTGGAACCACATGGACAAAAAGAAATAATAGTAATGCTGTCAATGGTTTATATCCCAAAGCATATAGTAGTAGTACTTCTTACACAACAAATGATATAATATATACAACCGAAGATGGAGATGACCTATTATGGATTTATTTAGGTGATAATGGAACAGTATCTGCTGTGCCCTCAATATCTAGTTCACTATGGCAACTTATAAGAACATACACTAAGTATACAAATAGAACTTATACTACTAATCCAAATAGAGAGCCTTTACGAAATGAGTACGTGGTTTATCCTGTTGCTGAGTGGAGCACAGAAACAAGCATTGATTTAGTAGATGTTTCACGGTTATGGAGAAATACATACACAATATCTACTGCCAATGGTATAGCGCCCGCTGATAATTCAACCTTCTGGGAGCCAGGAGACGTTTGTGGTAAGCTACTAAAGTCTTGTAAAGCTAGATTCCAAGCACAACCACGCTATAACGGAACTGCAGTTCCTTCAGGGACACAAACAGTACCCGCAGTAGAAAAAGATACGAATAGATTATTACCTTTTGGAGGATTTCCTGGAAGTCGAAAGTTTAGATAATGGATTTTATTGAAGATATTACAGAACATTTTGAAAAGGAGTACCCGAGAGAAGGATGCGGCATATTAGCTGTAGTAAAAGGTAAGAAAAAATGGTTCCCATGTACAAATGTAGCTAAAGATGATGAAGATTTTCAAATTGATTCACAGGAATACTTAAAATTATTACGGACTACAGATATTAAAGCAATAGTCCATAGTCATCCAGATGGTACACCAGAACCAACAGAAGTAGATATAAAGTATTGTAATGCATTAGGGATACCTTATTATATTTTTAGTTACCCTGATATGGATTTAAATGTTGTAGCCCCCAAAAAAGATTTTACAGAATTATACGGTAGAGAGTATCAGTTCGGGGTTACAGATTGTTTTGAAGCATTAAGAGATTATTTAACTGAACAAAGTATTATTATTCCACCAAGAGCAATGTTTGAAGATGATTGGTGGGAGAAAGATTTGGATTATTTTACAGAAGAAACAATTAGAGAATGGAATCATGAACCTGTTTCTTTAGATGATCTTCAGCCAAATGATGTTTTAATTTTTCAAATAATGGCAGCAAAGAATAACCATTGTGGGGTGTATATTGGAAATGATATATTTTATCATCATGCAGTACATAGATTATCATGTAGAGAGAGTTTATACCCAATGTGGTATGAGTCATTAACTGGGGCGTATAGATATGTTGCGTAAAGTTTATTTAGAAGGCGAACTTGGTGCTAAATTTGGAAAAAGTTTTAGTGTCAACGCAGAAAATATGCGAGATGTTTTTGGCTGTTTAGATGCCAATTCAGAAGGCTTTAAAAAATACTTAATAGATTGTCACGAGAATAATATAGGATTCACAATAGATATAGCCGATAAAGGTATAGAACATGAACCCGAATTATTACTTCCTTTAAAAGATGGAGACGTAGTTATTACTCCAGTTCCTGCAGGTTCAAAAGGTATAGGAAAAATATTAGCTGCAATGGCAGTTTTGGCACTTGTAGTTATGGCTCCTTATGCTGCAGGAATGGTGACAACTTCTGCCACAGGAGTTACGGCCGCTACTTTTGGAGCAACTTCTTTTACTTTTAGTAGTGCAATGGCTGCAGGAGGCGGATTTTTTGGGGCAGTACAAGCGGGTATTTCAGCAGCAGGAATGCTAGGAACACTGGGAGTAGGACTTGCAACAAATTTAGCAGCACAGGGCTTAAATAAAATGATGGCTCCAGATCCAGGACAGGATGCAGACCAAGAATCTTCCTATATGTTTAATGGAGCAGAGCAGAATATTATTGAAGGAGACCCTGTTCCAGTTTTATATGGACAATTACGAGTTCCAGGACAGCCAATAATTTTTGATACAATCGGAGGCGACGACCCCAATATAGTTAATTCTAATGAAATTAGTTGGATGAGCGAGCAAAATATGATATTTAGAGATCACGGGGAGGAGACTACATAATGGCGACGCCATCAATATATGCCAGAGATAGACGACGTTTTGCATGGGCAAATACTTACAGGGCTAGGTTAGGCTTCCGGTGGCAAACGGTATCGGTAACAGATCTAATCTCAGAGGGGCCGGTAGAAGGCTTAGTAAATGTAGAAAGTTCAGTATTCCTAGACGGAGACCCTATTCTTGATACCTCTATAGAGTCTTCCTTTTATGACTCTTCTCTTAGCATTACTGTTAATGCTACAGGGGCTAATGCTTCAACAACTGTATACAAAGGCGGTAATACAACAACTCAGCAATTCCAGGATACAGGACCGACAAGAGACGGAAAAACTCATAGATTTTTATTTATATACGATCTTTTTAAGAGAACCGATTTAGTTATTAAAAATATACAGCAATCAGGAAATGTCGGCTATGGAGGTGCTTATTTAGATATTCATTCCCCAAATTATGCTTTTTCCCATTCATTATCTCAGAAAAACGGAAGTGTGATTAATGGGCATATGAGGGTTCGAGTATTTAAAGGATTAGAACTACAAGAATATTTTCTTGATAGAGTACAGGCAGTACAAGGCGGAAACGATATAGGTCCCGCAGGTGGCATAGTAGATATAACTATTACTGCCAATGGTAGTAGTTATGAAACTGCTCCTACCGTAGCATTTAGTGCGCCACCGTCTGGAGGAACACAAGCCACGGGAACCGCTATTTTAACTAATAATACTGTTACAGGAATTTTAATTACTAACAAAGGTGCTGGTTACACTTCTGCCCCCACCATTTCTTTCTCTTTAGGAGGAGGTACCGGGGCGGCTGCAACTTGTACACTAAGTACCGGTACGGGTAATTTCATAAAGTTAAGTCTACTAGGTACTACAGGTACTGGATTGGCGGACTTATTTGACCCAGAGCTTGATCTTGAAAGAGAAGTCACCGCAGGATTCGATATAGCCCTTAAATGCAAACTTAGTGCTACTAAAGTCATAACTGTTGATAATAATGTTTGGCCTTCTGCTATTGGAACTAATAATGCGACATCAAAGAAATTCTCATTAAGTGGTACTGTTGATACAAAAAAGGACGCACCCAAACACGTTAGTAGTAGTGTACAGTTTCGTACTGGAACTTTAACACAGCCTCCTTTGCGTCAATTAGCAGGGGTAGGTACTTCTAGTTTCGCATTAGAGATGAGTAGTACTAATTCTGGTAATTTTGTAGTTGAAGGAAAGCATTATGGTAGTAAGCATGGAACTACAAATTATTATAGAAACGATTTTGGACCTACTCCTTTAACTGAAACTTTCATCAATGCTACCACTGTAGGTGATGGTAATAATGATAGTGATAATGATAATAGAATAAACCTAGCTTCAAGAAGGATACAGTTTAGCAGCTCAGGATTAACTGAAGGACGAATATCTGAAATTGATCAATTACGTGTTCAATGGAGATACCCTGGAGGTTTATATCATACTTCTGGAAGTAAGGGAGATTTTGGAGCAGCCGCAGCACATGAGATACATGTATATTTTAAACGCAATGGCGAATGGATGTTAGGAAGTAAGGAAGAATATGTAGTAGAGCATTACATAGACTGGGCTAAAACAAAATCTGCTTTTTCTAAGGGAGCAACAATAGACCTTGAGAAATTTCAACCGTTTGAAGATATTATATTTCATTTTACTCGATTAACTCCTACGGGTACCGACAACGCGATCAAAGGAGGCAAATGGGACGGCAGATATGCTGTAGGACAGTCATCTGGTTCAAAAGTTGTACTATGGGATGATCAAGAGAATGAGCGTGCCGTTGCAGATGTTAGCGCGCTAACTTCAGTAGTCGCCATAATTAAGGAAAAATTAAACTATCCTCATACTGCTATGGCAGCCGTTACATTCAATTCTAGAGATTATTCTAATTTACCCACTCGTAATTATGAAGTAAAAGGTAAAAAGATTAGAATCCCTTCAAACTATACTCCTAGACATTTAAATGATGGAATCGTTCCTTTATATACTAAACTGTGGGACGGCACTTTTAGTGATGAAAATGTTACTAATCAAAGTGGACTTGAGCAAGGAGTTTACTATACTGATAATCCTGCATGGATTTTCTATGATATGCTTACCAATGACAGATATGGACTAGGAAGTTATTTACAAGTTGTAGATATTGATAAATTTTCTTTATATAAGGTAGCAAAATATTGTGACGAATTAGTTCCAGATGGAAAAGGGGGAAAAGAGCCTCGTTTTACTGCAAACGTTTATTTAACAAAGGCAACCGATTCATATAAGGTCTTAAAAGATCTAGCTACTATTTTCAGAGGCATGCTGTATTGGGTTAATGGAGAAATATTAACAGTTCAGGATGCTCCTAGCGCCCCTGTGTATAATTTCGGAAAAGCAAATATTATAGACGGACAGATAAAAACCGAAACTACAGGAAGTAAAACCAGAGCTAATCAAATAATTGTTAGTTGGAACAATCCTAACTCTGCTTATAAGTTAGAGCCTTTAATTGTTGAAGACCGACAAAATATTCTTGAAACTGGTCGGATAATAAAAGAGGAAGCAAATGCTTTCGGTTGTACATCCGAGGGACAAGCAGTCAGATATGGACGATGGAAACTATGGACAGCAGTAAATCAAACAGAATTAATAAGCTTTGCTAGTGGACAAAATGCTGCGTTTCTTGCTCCCGGGGATGTAATAAATGTTGAGAACAGCGATGACTTTGGTAGTATGCTTAGTGGTAGAGCTTCATCTGTGGAAACAGTTACAATTAGTGGAGTTGATCATAGTAGAGTAACTTTAGACAGAAATATTGCAACAGAATCAAATTATGGCTTTATTTCCGGTGATACTTATACTTTCTCAGTCCTAGTAGACACTAGAAAAGTTATATTGGCTCAAGAAAGCGCTGATATTACTAATAATGCGAGTCCCGCCGTTACAACTACTTATACTAGAGGAGACGAGATAGAGCAGGCTTGGATACCTACTGCAACAAATAGTGCGACATTATCTTATACCGATCTTGTATCGAATACATTAACAGACGAGGATATAAAGAAACGAATTATAGTAGCACAAACAAAACAAACCGGTGGAGACGATGTACTATTAGAATTAGTAAATGGCTCAAACATAGAAACTTTAAAATTTAACTCAGCAGATATTGATAATACAGGAACTAAAAGTATCATTACTTTTGATGATATGAGTAGTACTCAAGATCGTATATTCTCAGGCACTTTTTCAGATAATTCTATATGGGCTATCAAGCATGTTAAAGCAACCGGAGAAGTCACAGCAGAGTCCTATAAAGAATACAAAATATTAGCAATTTCACAAAATGATAAGAAAAACTTCGATATTACTGCCGCAGAGTTTAGTAGTGGTAAATTTGATGCCGTTGACTATGAGTTTGAATTAGATGTTCCTGATGTTGTATACCCTACAGAAGCTTTGGTTTGTCCTAGTCCTGTCTCCTTATATTTATTAAGGGTTTCGGTTCCTGGAGGGAAGGATGAAATTCGTGCCCAATGGAAACGCCCTGTAAACTCAGACGGATCTTATTATAATGATATGACGGGGTATCAGGTAAAGATAGACCCAAATCCGTTAGCTACTACTGATTATATTGAGATTAATAACCCCTTAACGTTATCAACAGATCTGTCTTTAGAAAATGGAGGGTACTCTATAGCCGTAAGAACTGTTGGAGACAGTCGATATAGTTCCTGGGTTTATGCTAATATCGAGGTCAAAGATCCTTACGGTGTTAACCCAACTATACCCAGAATTGCAGGGATGGTACTTGGAGCTAAGACAGATTTTGAAGAATATGCTATAAGTGGATCTTCGTTCAAATTATTAGAAAGTAATTGGGCTCTTCTTAGTAATGCAGACTATGAAACAATAGCACTTACTAATCCTAGTAGTAGTACCGCTATTAGTCACTCTCAAGAATTGTCTTATATGCAACATGCTGATATTGAGACAGCCTTTATTATATTCGATAGATCCCCAATAGTTACTGACTCTCATAACTATTTAGTGCTTGGTGCTATTCATAACAAAGATTATGAAAACACCTCTTTGGATATGTGGTATGATGTGGAGGCTTACGCCCCGTCTAG